TCGCATTGCCATGGCAATTGCATTGGCCATTTTTCCGTAATCAATTGATGATGCACCTAGTGCTGATTTAGTTTGATTGGTTGGAGTAACATATGCATTCCTTGCAAATTTAACTAGTTCAGGTCCTTGTTCACCTACTAATGAAATATCACCTGCTAATGCCGGACCTCCTTTGGCCTTTTTTTCAAGATCGACTTCACCTTCGCTCAGACGACCTTTAAGGAACTTCCAATTGGTTGCTTTGTCTATACCAGCTTTGATCTCATTACCATAAGCTGGGAGTATTTCTGCAACATCTTTAAATGGTTGTGCAATCAAACTAATTTTTTCATTCATTATACCTAACGCACCTATGCCTTCAATAAAATTTCTATCTCCAAATGTCTCAGACATTTTTTTAGCAAAATCCAGACTTGCTTGTCTTGTTTGTTGCGTTTCTTTGAGAAATTCAGCCGATTGTTTGTCTCCGCGTGCTATCAGAGCTATATCTGATTGTATTGATTCTAAAGCTTCAGTATCTCGTTGTGCAGTTGTTCTAGTGTCTGATGCTTTTAAGAGTGCTTCAATATCTTCTTCGGGGGCATTTTTTGCTCGTAGCTGCTTTATAGTCGCAGCCATATCCCCTTTGTTTAATTTTAATATTTCCTCAGCTCCTAGTTTTTTTAATAACTTGCGCTTTTGAATCATCTTTGCTAATGAAGCTTCATCAGTACCCATTAATTCTGCAGCTTTTTTTCTAGCAAATAAATTCTTTTCTAAATTATCGCCTTGATCTTCGATAAATTGATTCATTAAATCTGCTTGTTTTGTTGCATCTCCTTGAATCGTTGCCATACGATATTCATTGGTTAAACTTTTGCCTTGTCTAGTTAGTAAACGCTGACCTGTTAGTTGTTGGTATTCTAATTCAGACCCGATACTTGATTCGATATTTAATAAACTTTGTCCGGTTGTGTTTAGTTTTTCTAAACTAGTTCCTAGTGCACGAGCTTTAAGTGCTCCTAGTTCCAATGACCCTGGAATTCTAGAATATTGCAATTGTACATCTGCCGCAGTATTTCCTATTTCGTCTAGTATTTGTTTTTGTGCTTGTGCTGCATCCATTCCTGTAGCAGCGCCTAAAAGTTCAGATGCTGCACTTAAATTAGCTGCATAATCAAGCGCACTGGTACCAATACCAGCTGCAAACAACTGTACTCCTTCTGCAGCATCGTCTGATAACTGCATATTTTCTGTTAAATATATTTGTCCTTTTTGCAAACTCTGATTAAACGTATTTGTTGAGTCAACTGCTGCATTATATCCTGCAGTAAATTTTCCTATGGAAACAGCTGCTGCAAATGATACTTTATCCCCAACCTTCATTTCTACACCTAGTTTTCGTAAATCTCGTGCAAAATCTAGAGATTTCAGGGATGACATTCCTATTTCTTTGTTTAATTGTGCTGATGACTCTTCTAAACCAGTAACACCTTTAATCAAACTTAATACTTGTTTATTGTATGATTGTTGATAGTTTTGAGCTCGTTGGAATCCTTCACTGAGTTTAGCGGATTCGGTTACGACGCCACCCATCACCTCACCCATATCTTTCATTAACGCGTTAATGGTTGGCATTGAATTTACCAAGACATCTTGAGCGTCTTGATATTTTTGTAAGGCCGACGTTAAATCTTGCCAATCTGTACTCGAAAAATTTTTATCTTTTAAAGGATCGATACCAACTTTATGTCGCTGTTTTAATTTAGAAATCAATATGTTTTGATAGGTTTGCATGTATACAAGTTATTTTTATAATAAATATCAAATTCATTATTTTTTAGCAACAGGTGGCGTAGTAGGACTGCTATGTTTTGTTGCAGCATTTCTATTTTTTTCAATTTGTTTTTGTATTTCTTCATTATGTTCAGTACGCATTTTGTTGATGTTAGTAATCCACAATTTCCTAATGCGTATTGGTAGATAATAAATGTCATCCCATGACCAACGACCATCACCAGCCCAAATCAAATCAAAAAGTCGTTGATGTAGTATTACTTGATGTGATGCATTAAAACCAAAAAAGGTCTGGCTTAAGGCGAAACCCGGCACTGAAGGTGCTCCCATTTTCACCTTCTACTTGTATAGTGTCTTGTATTCCTGGTTGTGTTTTTATAATATGTGTACGCAAATTTTTGCTATCTCCGGCTCTAAATTCATATGTTAAAAACGTGTCTATATCGGATGCATTTCTAGAATTATTAATCTGTGTAACTGAAAGTTTTAAAAACTGAGATATCATGTTAGTATCAGTAATTTTTCTAGCTTCTGCAGAAGTTAAATATCGGTATTTAATTAAATCTCCTGTAGTTGGTACTGTGTATAAAAATTCTCCGTTTTCATCGGACTCAGCGTCAAATGGTTTAAATTCTATATTGTTTAAGTTTAATGTGTGTTCTTCTTGTTTTCCATCCCGTTCAATTGTTGTTACATATTCTGCACCATAACCTAAAATTCGGGCTGATATTAATAAAGCTTCTTTGTCAGAATTAATAATATTATCTACATGTACTCCTGGTGTTAATATTAAGGCGTCTAAAAGTTTATCAAATGTAATTCCTTCAGTTATATAACTTGAATTGGTTAGAATATCTTCATCATATGCAGTCATTAATCGAAGTTCAACAGTGCCTTCACGTAGTGGACTAGATTCAGGATATACTTTTCCTGCACTTGGAAGTTTTACTACATGTCCTGGAAATTTGCTTGTTCGTTGCTTTTGGTCGTATTGCTTTCTAGCTAAATCGATAATTTGTTTGTTGTCTAAACGATCAGTAACTTTACTCATATTGTTTCCTTATTATAACTTTATTATAAATATACAGAACAGTAAAAAAGCCCTACTTTCGCAGAGCTTTTAAATGTTATTTATCTATTAATAGTTCAAGAATGCCCAATCATATCTCAAAGTCATTTCTATCATCATTACATCTTCCGTACCCCAATCTAAACTACCGAAATTCGATTCTGTGATGAAAGCACCTTTCAATATCCATTCTTCTACTTTTTCACCTAACGGAGAAAGTTGAGTCAATGTTATTTCTTTTTTATACATTGAAGAATATCCGTTACGACCTGTAGCAGATTCATGATGCAATCTCACCCAATCCATAACAGCTTGTGCTCCAGATGGTACAATCGGATCATAAAGTGATATGCTAATAGTGCTCCACTCAGATTTTCCTTTTACATATCTTTTAACGTTCATATGATCTAATGCAACTTCACCGTTTGATATAGTTGGTTTAGCAGAAGATTTAATTAGATATGAAGGTATTCCATCAACTTCCATGATAAACTGATGAGCTCTTTTTGGTTCCCATGAATATGCATTCTGCCAATAATTACTATCTGTACCGTAGTCTGCAAAATTAGGATTCAATTTATCTTCTAGTGCCATATTGTTCCTTTTTTTATTATAAATATCATGAACAGTAAAAAAGGCAGACCGAAGCCTGCCTTAATCGAGAAAAAATCTTTCTATTCAGGGAAAGATGCTCCCGTAGGTTGAATATTAAAGTCTAATACTATGAATTCAGCTGTTCTTGTTGGCTGAAGGAATATTTGACCATACATAATGTTTTGGTCAATTACATCCGGTGTATTATTAGACTCATCCATTACAACTCGGAATGCATATAAACCTTGTTGTGCTCTTACTTGTTCTAAGTATGGATTAACTATGCTCAAGAATCTTGTTCTGGTAGCAGAAGTATTTTGTTCGAATACTAAGAACTTGGTAGATGAAGCAATAAACTTCTTAACTGTGATAAGTAATCGTCTAACATTTACACGGTCTAATGCACTTGGACGAGCCTGCAAAGTCTTTTGACCCCAAACCACAATACCTTCGTTAGGGAAGTTTGCTATAGGGTTTACACGAGCTTCATACAATTTGTCTCTATCTGCTTGTGCCAAGTTTTTATATGTTCCGCTTACTGTGGTTAAACCGCCTCGAGTCAAACCTGCAGGGGCATACCATGGTGCTGACACTGAATCATTGAAAGACAATACTCCAGGAATCACAACTGATGGAGGAACCCATACCGGAACATTTTTTCCTGGATTATTAATTCTGACCCATGGCCAATATGTTGCCGTATAATTGCTATCCAATGTTGTTACTTGATTCACAACAGTGTCAATATTATCTTCTAATGCATTTGAATCCATCACGTAGAATGTATCTTGACGATTTTCTGCCAATTCTCGAGCTTTGCTTGTTACATTGGAATGCAAACTGTCAATAATACCAGGAGTGATTAATAGATTCATATCATAATAATCTGTGTTTCCTAGCACGGTAAATGCTTTGTTATATGCTTTTGTTCCTGATGTTGATGTTCCGGAACAATCAAATCCAAATGAATTGAAAGAAGAAATATGTTTTCCTGCATATTTAGGCAAGTTAGGACGAGCTCCATCAAAACCACCTTGAGTAGGAACAATGAATTTACGTGTTGCTAATGCAATGTTATCAGTGAATGTTCCTCCTGTTAATGCAGA